ATGGTCTACGATAGTGACGTCCTTACTCAGGAAGAGTCGAAGGTGTAATGTTTAATCACACCTATTGCCGTTAACTTGAGAAATTCAGGCCATACTCAGAATTACGGCCGGATGTAATTTCCGAAATTAATAAGGAGGTGATATTCCTGATTTAACGTAAGTTAAGTCAAATAGTGTTATGTCGTTTAAAGCGTTGAAAGAAGGAGCTGTTACACATTTATCGAATGATATATTAACTAAGTTGAGAAATACATCAACCTTCGAAAATTGCCTAGATGTAGGGTCAAAGAACCGACTTAGTCAATACAGGAGAAATCTAAGTGTAACTAGAGGGGTTAATAATAGGAATTTCGATGTTCCAGTTTTTAACTTACTCAAAAAGTACGCACTGAATGAAACTGATGTAATGGGTGAGGTTAATTATTTGGATACATTAAGAGATGAGAATGGAGTTAAATTTTCAAGAAATTATAAACAATATTCAACAATTTCTGATGCAATTAAAAGATTTTCTGAACCTAATTACACACCATTTACTTGGTGCACTAACTATCAAAAAGCTGTGAATGATTTAACTCAGAAATTTTCTAAGTTACATCTTAAACCTCTACTCTATAGTTGTGACGATGATATAAGAGTAGCCCTTCCAAAGGTAGACACCCACAGCGGTTGGACCTGGATTAATTCAGGAAAGAAATATAAAGGTGAGAATATAGAAGGGATCTTTAACAAGTTTCAAATAGAGTTGGCTAATGCACTCAAAGAAGGATCATTTAATAAACCTTTATTAATAGGCTTTCGAACTCAAGGTAGTGGTGAGTTTGATGATGATGGAACTAGAACAGGTAAATGTAAACATAAATTGAGAGTAGTCTCTATGGTAGACTTAATTGTCATCATAGCTGAGCTTATGTTTGCTGCACCTATTCAGAATTATCTATCCAGTCAGACTTATTATGCAGGGGGTAAGAATGATGACGACATCAGTGGATTAATTTCAGGATGGAAGTTTAGATATAGAAAGTTTATATCTATTGATTATTCTTCATTTGATCAAACTATTAGTGATTGGTTAATTAAAAGTGCTTTCTCTATCGTCAAGAGTGCCTTTGATTTAGAGGAGTATGAATCTAGAATATTTGATATTATTGTAAATGATTTTATTAATAAAGATTTTATTCTAAATGAAGGATTCTTACACTCTAATAAAGGGGTTCCATCAGGATCAATGTTTACTCAAATTATTGATTCGATTGTAAATTGGATTGTTATAAAAACTTATTTTAACCATATTCATTCTGAGTGCGATATGATAATTATGGGGGATGATAATCTTATATTTACAAATAATGAAGATGTTACTTTGAGTGACATAAAGTCATATGTTCAAAAGAATTTTGGTTTGAATGTGGATGATTCTGATAAATCTTTAGAAGGTAATCCGAAGAGGCAAAGTCCAAAATTCCTTTCGAGATTTTGGACTGATTTTGGGCCTTGGAGGTGTAAGCAACAAC